GCCAGAATGGAAATAGTGAAGGACCGCCGGCCATTCTATGCGCCCCGATAGCTGAGGCGCGCGGGTCAATAGCAGATCAGAGAATCGCGCGCAATAGTCCGCTTGGCGCGCCGCTTTGGTCTCACCATAGTGTCGTTTCATGATGACAATCCAAAAAAGAGTACAAGGCCGAGCGCGATGCCGGCGGCGAGGAAAATGGTCCATTCGATAAGGTTTGAAGGCATGGTCAGCCCCTTTCAATGAAACCAGCGGCCAGCGAGCGAGCGCCCGAGTTCCATGCGCGCCATGCGCCGAATTTCGTCGGCGGTTTTTGCTCCGCATTTCTCGCGGAAATAATCCCACAAGGTCGACGCGAGCGTGGCACATGCCGCTGCGCGATACTCGATCGGGTAATACTGACCCGTGGTGTAGTCGACACGCACCACGTTTCCAGCTGGTACGAACTCGATTCGATGGTGCGCGGATCGTAGGATGTCATCGGCGCCGATGCTGTCGCGCCAGTGGATTGCTTTCAGCATGGCGCGGGCATCGTGAAGATGGTGCAGGGCGCGGCGAGAGTCTGCGCGGTACGCCTCGGGCGCGCCGGCGTAGTTCGCCGGATCAAATCCGGGACGTGATTCGACGAAGGCGTGCAAAGCTTGGATGATTTGCGAGCGTGTCATGGTGTATCTCCAAAAGAGGCGCGCCCGTGGGCGCGCGGGTTGATGGTTAGGCTGCGACAACATCCGCAGCGCCGCGCGCGTATGCAGTGACTAGGCGCATATCGTCGGCGTTGACGGTCCACGCCGGCACGCCGGCGTCTAGCGCGAGTCCGAGCCCGTCCGGGCGGTCTAGCAGCGTGCTGATGTAATAGCGGCTCACGAATTGTCCGCGCGGGGTGTGCATATGCGCGCGATCGTAGAATTCGATCATCGGCGTGTCGTTGTTGATCAAACGATCGTCGAGCCCGTAGGCATCGCCTGTGCGAACAATGCGGACGTTGAAACGTGAGAGTGTGAGCATGGTGTCAATCTCCAGTTAGCGCGCCGCAACGTGCAGCGCATGAACAGCATCCTGTCACAGATTTTGTGGCAATGTCAAGCCATGTTTCAAAGTTTATATCGTTTTTCACTACCCCACGCACGATTTGTGGCAGAGCGCGACAAGTCTTAGGGCATGGGTGATGTGGGGCGCGCGTGGGTTAGGGGCGTGGGTGGCGCGGCGGATAGCATGCGCGCCTCTGGGTGGGGTGGCATGGGGCAGTAGATGTTAGATATAAAGTGATTTGAAAATATACTGTATATATATACAGTAGTGTAAATTATAGGGACTTTTTTTGATGGGGTACCCCAGCTACCCCAACTACCCCACAGCCCCGCGCCGATAGCCCCACGCCAGCAGCCGGGTGCTGTGGGGTACCCCACGCAAAACGTAAAACCAATCAGGCATCGGGCTACCCCACGCCACCCACGTTTCGCATGACCAGGTGCTACCAGGCGAACGCCCTTCGATCCGTGGGGCACTACCCCACGCCACCCCACGGGCTGCCGGTTGACGGGGTGCTACCCCACGCCACCCAACGTGATGCTATAACGTAACGGAATCGGGGCCGTGCGGGTGAGAGCCCCCGGGTAGGGCCGGCGACCGGGCCGGTCAAAAACGGAGGGGTCGCATCAGTTTTTTATTTTTTATTGCAATGCTATAATTACCTGTCACATAACTTGTTACAGCCATGACCTTCCAATCCTTGCCGCTTACCGCGCGCAAACTAGAGGCGACCGAGGCGCGCTTGCAGCGCATCTACGAGGCTGCCAAGTTGGGTCTAAAAGGTGACTCGCTGGCGTTGAAGGCCGGCATGTTGCCGACCGAGTATCGGCGTCTGTGCGAGATGGACCCGATTGCCGAGATGGCAGAACAGAAGGGGCGCGCTGACGCAGAAGGAGCGCTTGCGGCTGTGATGATGGATGCAGCTATGTCAGGCGACACCAAAGCGGCGCTGGAGATCCTTCGTCACAGACACGATTGGGTAGCTAAGCAACAAGTGCAGATCGACGTAGCGCAGCAGATCAGCGTAATATCGGCGCTTGAGAAAGCAGAGCAGCGCGTCATCGACGTGCAGGTAACAGAACACAAGCAGGAGTATCTGGAACATGCCCCAGAACGCACTCGCGCCAATGTCCGCTAACAGCTTGCAACTTATGGTTGGCGCTGCCCCTAACATGGCGCCCTCAGCCATTACTCGGCTTTCTCCTGCCGAAGAAAAGCAATTTCAAAGTTGGATTCGATCTACTGACTGGTTCAAAGAATTTTTTAACGAGTACAAAGAAGAGCCAGATTTAGATACGACTGACTATGACTATCGAGCAGCTTGGAAGGGCGGCATTAAGCCTGAGCGCGACCCGCACGATAAGAACAGATACCATTGGCCTTCGTCTCTTCCAGACGGGTCTATGTTGAAGTCCGAGCAACACCCAACTGCTTGGAAAGAATACTTTATGCGGCAAACCGGAAAAAATCCTGACGCGCTTGGACTGACAAATCAGCAAGACGCAGACGCTTATTTACGCATGGCTCCTGCGGTGCGCTGATGCAGCAGCCGATCTACAACGCCTCTGATGAAATGCTCTTGATGACGCGGCTCTGGCAGCCGCGCATCACAACGCCTCTGATGAAATGCTCTTGATGACGCGGCTCTGGCAGCCGCGCATCAAAGACGACCCGGAAGCGTTTGTAAACTTTGCGTTCCCGTGGGGGCAACACGGCACGCCACTAGCCAACTACAAAGGCCCGCGCAAGTGGCAGCGTCAGGTACTGCGGAAGATCACGCAGCACATCAAAGACAACGGCGGTCGGGTCGACTATAACGTCTTCCGGCTGGCGGTCGCGTCAGGCCGAGGAATCGGTAAGTCTGCGCTAGTCAGTTGGCTTGTGCTGTGGATGCTTTCGACGCGCATAGGATCCACGACAATTGTGTCGGCTAACAGTGAAGCGCAGCTCCGCAGTATCACCTGGTCAGAGATCACCAAGTGGTTGGCGATGATGATTAACAGCCATTGGTTTGAGATCAGCGCAACCAAGGTCGCGCCGGCTAAGTGGCTGGCGGAGATCGTCGAGCGGGACTTGAAGAAAGGCACGCGCTTCTGGTCGATCGAAGGGCGCCTGTGGTCGGAAGAGAACCCGGACGCTTACGCCGGTCTGCACAACCTAGACGGCGTGTGTTTGATTTTCGATGAGGCGTCAGGTATCCCAGACTCTATCTGGCAGGTGGCTGCTGGCTTTTTCACAGAAAACACGCCGCACAGGTTCTGGTTTGCCTTTTCCAACCCGCGCCGCAACCAAGGCTACTTTTTCGAGTGCTTCAACTCAAAGCGCGACTTTTGGTCGACAGAAAACATCGACGCCCGCGACGTTGAGGACACTGACAAGCAGGTCTACGAGCAGATCATCGCGGAATACGGCGAAGACTCGATACAGGCCAAGGTCGAGGTGTACGGGGAATTCCCGAGCGCGGGCGACGACCAGTTCATCGGACCCGCGCTGGTCGATCAGGCGTTTGGCCGACCCAAGCACAAAGACGAGACAGCGCCAATTGTGATCGGCATCGACCCAGCCAGGTCAGGCGGTGACTCAACGGTCATCGCGGTGCGCCAAGGGCGTGACATCATCGCAATCAAGCGGTACCGGGGCGATGATACGATGACGACCGTGGGGCACGTCATTGACGCAATCGAGGAATACAAGCCGACGCTGACGGTGATCGACGAGGGTGGGCTGGGGTACGGCATACTTGACCGGCTGGTCGAACAGCGGTATAAGGTGCGTGGGGTTAACTTTGGCTGGAAAGCCAAGAACCAAGTGATGTGGGGCAACAAGCGCGCTGAGCTGTGGGGTGCGCTGCGGGACTGGTTAAAAACCGCGTCGATTGCGCCAGACAGGCAACTGAAGGCGGATCTGACCGGGCCTAAGACCAAACCCGACTCAAGCGGTACGATCTTCTTGGAGAGCAAGAAGGATATGAAAGCCAGGGGTCTAGCTTCTCCTGACGCCGCCGATGCGATCGCGGTGACGTTCGCATTTCCAGTCGCCTCCCGCGAGCCCCGCGCAGCCACGCCCCGCCGCCACTACAGCGACCGCACCGCAGGCGCAACCGGCTGGATGGGCGCATGACCAAGAAGTCTGTCAGCCTGTCAGTAGGGCGCGGCGAGAAGCGCCCCACCAGCCAAGGCGCTGGGCTGACGGCCAAGGGGCGTGAGAAATACAACCGAGCCACAGGGAGCAACCTCAAAGCGCCTGCGCCCAACCCCAAGACAGAAGCAGACAAGGGGCGCAAGGCTAGCTTCTGCGCGCGTATGGGTGGGGTAGCCGCCAAGGCCAAAGATGGCGAACGCGCCAAAGCGGCGCTCAAACGATGGAAGTGCTGATATGAAGCCAGGACTGTACGCAAACATCAACGCCAAACGCGAGCGCATCAAGGCCGGATCAGGCGAAAAGATGAGGAAACCCGGCGCTCCGGGCGCTCCCACCGCTAAGGCGTTCAAAGAAAGCGCCAAGACGGCCAAGAAGAGGTAACCATGCCACTCGTCAAATCACCCAGCAAAGCCGCCTTCCGCAAAAACGTAGCGGCTGAAGTCAAGGCCGGAAAGCCTGTAAAACAGGCTTTGGCGGTTGCGTACTCCACCAAACGGCAAGCCGCCAAGAAGAAATAATGGCCTACGACCCGACAGGCATCATTGGCGCGGCAGAAGTCTCGGATGTAGGCGGCGCGCCGGACAAGGACAC